AGGTCTCTAAAATTACCGCGTCCAATGAAGTCCCTGTTGTAAGGACCTGGATGTCTGCTCCTGGACTTGACTTCAGTGTTAAAAGTGAGGAAGACCTCACCAAGGTTAAAGAGGCAGTAGGAAAGCTTATCGCTCACAGCTCTCTCAGGACACTTAACAGTTACCAGAAGTGCGGCGCTAAAGCTGGGAGTTCGCCTGCGAACCCCCTTTCTGCAGTCTTCAAGCAGTTTATTGAGGACCCTCATATCGACCCCACCATTACTAACGGAGCTAGCCTCTTCGAGACTGCTTGTGGTGAAGTGTGCAATGATATACAGGACTTTCTCGAGAAGGAGACCGGAAAGCGGCATCTCGAGCCAGATTACCTCACCCCTTTTGGTGATCTCGGTTTGATTCATGGTGAAGATAGTTACTTTGATTTATTATGCTCTCATGAGCTAATGGATAAGAGTAGCCCTGAATTTGCCACTGGCGAAGACCTTCTTTTCGGTCCAAACTCATTCAGCGATGAAGAGCTGCTTGACCTGTTCAACAGAGAGAACTGGAGCTTCCTCGACTTCAAGCCTGCCATACTTTCAGGCAAACGTGACTCCAACCATGGGTTCCCTTTCCAGTCAAGTAAACTCGGTGCTAAACAGATACGCACCTACTTGATGATGGCAAGTGATATCGTAAGTGGGGATATGGACCCTCGTATTCCTTACGTAATGGGCACCCGGAAACAGGAACGAGAGAAGCTTCCTGACGGCACCTATAAAGAACGCTATCGTGCGATCTTTGGTGGCCCATTCGGGGAAGGTATCGCTACTCGGACCTTAACCGACCCTTGGCTGAGAGCATTACGCTCGATGACCACTTATGCATCTGCAGGCGGTCATCACGTTGTTGGCCCTAAGGTTAAGGAACATCTTAAGCTAGAAGCCGACAAACTCGGGTATTCCAGCGTCGACGAGATGCTAAGCGACTGCTGCATTCTAGGCGCTGATGCTTCTGGTTATGACACCAGTCTCCGATTCGGTCTCAGCCACGATGCCTTTTGGGACATCTTCAAGTCTATTTTCCCAACTCGTGAGCTCCTTATTAACTGGCTTGCTGAACATTACGGGAAGTCTGGTCTAGTTATCCCCGGACACATCTTATTGGGTGTACATGGGTTGTACTCTGGGGCCATGATGACTCCTACTATCGGCACCCTTATGGGGCCGATCTTGGTTAAGATATGGTCAAAAGCTTTCAGCAAGTACGTGGTCCTGCATTTACAGCAAGGAGACGACAACTTAACAGTCCTTCACGATCCGAATAAAGAGCTAACATTCGAGATGTTCGTCCAGGTCGCTAGGAAGGAGATGGGCATTATCATTGAAAATGATAAGCGAAAGAACGCCTTCACAGCTTCAGGGGACTTCAACAAAGACACCTTCGTGCCGTTCATCGCTCGATTGATATGCTTTCACTCGGAGAATGAGCTAGCTTACCAACTTGTCCTTCCTCCATACAGGTCTTTCAACTCAAT